ACTGGTGTACTATCCATTCTTATAATATCTTCTTTACGGTACATTTTATCTCTACGTATCATTTCACGACAAAATGGTCTTGTGTTTGTTTGTACTGTTCCAGCATATCTGTATCTTGTAAAAAACTTAATACCGTCTACTTCTATATCTTGTTTACTTTTAGAGTTTGGAAAAGCCATACCACTTGAAACAAACTTATATATTTTTGATAAGGTACTTTTAGCTTCGCTACCTTCGTTAGCTTTTGCTATAATTTCGTCTAATTCTTCTTCGTTGTCATAGTCTACTTCGCTTTCGTCTATTAGTACCCAATTTTCAGGTACGTCTTCGCCAAATTCAGCAAGTTTTTCTACAAGTTCTAAATCACCTTTTTCGTCTTCTTTACTAAAACTATAACCAGTTTCTTCTTCTTTTTCTTCAGCGTCTTTGTAACCGTCTAAATCTTTAAATTCTAAAGGTTGTAAAGTCCTGAAATATAAGTTTAATGCAATACCATTGTATGCTAATATCTTTTCAATAGCGTCTATTATAACACCTTGTATTGGTTTTATTACCATATTCTCAAAAAGAACACTTGCGTTCTTTAATTCGTCTGCATTTGAACCAAAACCATTAGAAGAAGCTATCCCAAAGAGCATTGGTGAAACGACATTATGCCCGAGCATTATCTTGGTTTGGCACTCAACGCTTAAATAAGTGTACTGGTCTGCTGCGTCAGTAAGTTGTATGTCATCTATTGTAGTCTTGCTTGTTTCATCACTATTAAAAGCTACAATTACTTTTTGACCGTGTGAACCAGTAAGCTTTGACATTACTTTATTTGAAATAATGTTTTGTTGTTCTTCTGTTGGAATACCATTGTTAAAGTTTACTACTTTTGTACCACTAAAACCATTTTGTACTTCGTTTATTAAGTAGTCGCTTATTTCTTCTTCAAGTGTACAATATGATAAAGCACCAACATAGTCTACACAACCGAAATATTTCATTCCAACCGTGTAGTTTTTAAAGCATAATATTTCTACTTCGTCTTTTGAACTTCCAAACGCTGCAATTCTTTTAGGTGGAAACTTTTTTGTGTCCTTCCAATTATCACTATAATAGTAACCATTGATTTTACCGTATTCATCACACTTTTCAGGTGCAATTAATTGTATAGGCATATGATAAACCTTTGCTATTTTCTTACGGTCTTTAGAATAATGTACCTGGAACGCTGCTTGTCCTAGCATCTTATAGTCAAGTATTACTTTCTTTAGTTCGTCTTTATCTAATAAAGTAATAAGTTGAGCATACTCATTTGGTTTTTTAGATGCATCAGTAGCATTCAAACCTTTACCGAATACAAACTTGCTTATATTGTTTATAATAGCATTGTTAGTAGCACTATTTTTATACCTTTCAATTAGAAAGTCGTAATAGTCGTTATTAGTGCCATACGTTACATAGTTGTTTTTGTTGTTTTCAACTACTTCGGGTGCTTCGTAAGCACTTAAATTTAATACGTGTAGATTATTATTATTCATACATTATAAAATCATTAGTTGTACTGTGTTGTGTGTACGTGTTGTGGTTTACACTATAAGAACTTACTGCTTGGTCTGTACAGAATATTTTGCCTTTATAAACTACTGTTGAACCATTACGTACTTCAAAAGTGTAAAACCTACCTTCTTTTAAAGTAAAGCTTGGTGAAGCTACTACAAAGGTTGCAGTAATAGTTTCGTAATAGTCATTAGTTGCGTTTGAACTAATTGTAATTTGTGTAGTTACGTTTGTACTTTCNTCNGTTAAGTAAAGNCCGTCATACGTTTTATTACGTGGTATAAATATAAAAGATTGTGCNCCAGTAGAAGTTGTTAGTATAACCATACCTATATAACTATATTTCGTGTTTTTGTTTCTAATAAAAAAAGGGCTTACCGAAATAAGCCCCTTAACACAAGTATAAAGTAAAGGAAAAGTGTGTCTTTTTATGAAGTTACAATTGTACAAGTACCAGCACCACCAGAGCCGTTTTCTAACAATAGTTTTAATTCTGCTTCAGTTGTACAGTTAATGAAGTTTGCTGGTAATTCTTCCATACCAGTAAATGTTAAAGAGTAACCGTTAAAGTCACCTAAAGCACTTCCAGAACTGATTGAACCAGCAGAAACGTCACAACCTTGGTCTAAGCCCATTAAAAAGAATTGGTCACCTCTTGCGTGAACAATAATTCTTGGTCTTCCGTAAGAAATTAATTTTACGTTTTTAGTAGATTTTACATCTTGTCTTTTAAGTTGAACTGTAAGCGTTTGCTCAAAAAATGTCGTTCCATTTTCACGACTACTATTAATAGCTTGTTCAAATGAATTTGCACCTTTTAGTTCAAACTTATAAATACTAAATGCAGTTGTTGTTTGTACTGCTACAATTTGGTCTGTATTGTCACCAGTACCATATTGGTTTAGTGCTTGAAAATCTACATCACCATAATTGACCATATAGATTGCGTGAAGTCCTGAAACTGCGTCTTTACATTGTTCCGTTCTTCCAGCTATAATATCACACGACATAATTTAAGTTTTAAAAAGTTTATAAATAAGTGGGGTTTTTACACCCCACCGTTAGTTAGTCTTATGCGTGGTAAAGAACTACGTCTGAACCGATAGCGTATTGAACACCAGCAGACATTCTCATAACAATTCTACAATTTTGAGAACCGTCAATTTCTGACATATCAATGAATTTTACTTCTTGATTAATGTCTGAAAGTAAACCACAACCAAAGAATAGGTTAGAAGATTCAGCAGCCATTGCAGTATCGTCAGCCATTCCGTTAGCTACTACTACTGGAATACCGTCAAATGATAAAGAACCGTTACCGAACCATTGAGTACCTTTGTTGTCAGTACCGTTTGCACCAACTCCAGCAGCGATAAAACCACCTAAAGCACGTACATACGCTTTTGCAATGTTTCTTGAAACATAGATTTTTAAGCTTTCTGAACCGTAAACAGTATTTGGAATAGCATCTACAATAGAACCTAATTTGTCAATTACGTTTGCAGCAGTTACGGCAGCGTGTGAAGCAACGTCAACTACTGTTGCGTCAGCAAGTGCTAAAGTAACTAAACCGTCAAACTGACCTGAAGAACCTACTGCACCTTCCCAAATGTTAGTCTCGATTTTTGCAGCAGTCATACCAGCTACGTGTGCTATCATAAAATCTTTAAAGTTTCCAGGTAAAGATTCAAAAGCAGAATAACCAGCTTGGGTTGCAATCCAATCCTGGTGGTAGTCTTTTTTACAAAGTTGCACGTTGGATTGTAGCTCCTTTAACGTCAAAACACGTTCTGCAACGTCTACGTCCATATTGTGGTCAAAGTCACAAGTTGCATTTACTAAAACGCTTCCAGTTGTACTGATTTTTTTCATCACTCTTTTGTAGTGAATGTTAGGTAAAACAGTAATTAAACCTTTTTCAAGTGTTGGTGCAGATAATAGGGCTGCTGCTACGTAATCTCCAGCAAACTCTCCAGCATATGTGCTACCAGTTAGGGTATTAGCCATTTGTTTAAATTTTAATTATTAATTATTTTTATTTGCAATTCTATCATAGACACTATCCATTATAGTACGTTGTCTGTTAGGTGAAATTTTTCTACCTAAGTTTACACGTTCTTTGTTTTCAGGGTTGTGTACTATTGGTTTTGGTTCTTCTTCAGTAGAAAGTTCTACTTCAGTATTTTCAGTTTCTTTTACTTGCGTGTTTTCAACTGAACTTAATTTTAAACCTTCAAGTTCTTTCTTCAAAGTTTCGTTTTCTTCTTTAAGCTTTTCGATTTCAGAAAAGAAAGATTCTTTAGTAATTGATTCAACTACTTTTTTTGGTGTTGAAATTTCTTCTTTTGCTTCAACTTCTTCTTCAGTAGTTTTTTCTTCAGTAACTTCTTCAGTAGTTTCTTCTTCTTCTTCTTTAGCTTCTTTAATTTCAGCTATAAGACCTTCTTCTTTAACTACTACCATACGACCGTCTTCAAGTGTGTAGTCACCTACTGGCATACTTACTTTACCGTCTTCAGTTACTATTTCAATTGAAGCACCTTCTTCAAAATCACTTTCAACGATTGTTAAACCGTCTTCAAGTTTCATTTGTGCAAGTCTTACTTCTTCGCTTTCAACACCTAAAAGTGTTTTTATCTTGGTTAAAATTTCAGTTGTATTCATTTTTCTTTTTTATTTATTTTAAATATTCTGATTTTGAAATACTAATTTCGTTTTTTAGCGTTTTGTAATTTGCTACACCGTCAGGTGATAAACCTAAATCTTTAGCAGCTTTTTCAAAATCACTTAAAATAGATTCACTTTCTTTTACATACATTTCAAGCATATTTTGTGAATTTTTTTTATCTTCTAAAAGTTTTTCAATAGAAGGATTAATTTTATCAAGTTTTTTTTGTTGACCAAATAATTGCTTTAATTTTCTATCTAAATCTTTTGTACTTGCAAGTTCAATTTTTTGTGATTCTAATTCAGTTTTTTTTGCTTCTGCAAATAAACGATTGTAAACTGCTTTTTGTGTATTCATAACTTATTAACTATTTAATTTATTTTTGTTGCGTTTAAGATTAAATTTTACCTATTCCTTGTGCGTGTATTGTGCCGTCGCAACAGTCTACGTGGTACGTATTGTCCTCACATAAGCAACCACGTCTACCACCTTTTGGTGAAGTCTTACTTGGTGTTGCGTTTTTCCTGGTTCGTCTTTTTTTAGGTTTGTGCATTTATTTATATTTAGAAACTATTTCCCAATTAGATTGATTAATGTCGCTTGATTTTTTATAGTTTTCTCTTGATTCTAAGTACTTTTTATATGCCGGTATATTTGTCATATCAACTCCTAAATCCTTTGCTGCTTTATCTAATAATTTAAAATTATTATTTAATTCTTTTAAAAAACCACTTTCTTCTTTTCTGTTTTTTGTATAAACTGTTAAAAGATTTAACAATTCTTTATCTGCTTTTTTTAAAATTGTATCAAGGTTTACAAATTCTTTTTTTTCTGCTTGTCTTTTATTTAATATTTGTTTTGATTCTGTAAATTGTTTTTCAATTTTATCTATTGCACCCAATTTAATTCTATGCGCTTCTAATTCCGTCTTTTTACTGTATAGTTTATTAAAAACTGTTTTTGTAGTATTCATTTTTTTACTTTTTAGGATATTTTTTTTTCTTCTTTTTCTTTTTCTTGGTTTCGTATTCCTTAATCATTTTTTTAAGTTCTTCAATTACTGCTGCGTCTTTTTCTAATTGATTTGTATGTTGTTCGCAAGGCATAAACCAAGTCTTACCTTCAAATTCGTGTTCGTGGTAACCTTCACAACCAACGTCTTTAGCTACTTGTAAAGCTTTTTCTTTTGTGCTATATGCGTTACGGTCATCTATTATAGCAATATCTTCGTCTACTACTACTGACTTAAATTCTTGTTTACTTGCTTCTAATTTTTCTGCAAAATAACCTTCTATACTAAAACCTTTTATTTCTTTTGATTTTACTTTGTTCCAAATTTCGTCATTTTCTACTTTCATAGTTATAAACCAAGTACCAGGTTCAGCGTCAAAACCGTATAAATTACTTTTGTCTTGTTTGCCTTCTTTAATCCAACTTTCAACAACCGACATACCATCAATTTTTTTAGTGTGTTCTATTGTTGCATTGTTTTGGTTTGATTCTTTTAGAAATAATTGACTTGCTTTGCGTACAGTATCTTTACTGAAAAATATATAGTATTCTTCATTCGTCTTTTCGTTACGTCTGTAAATTTGTTTGTTAGGAATTAAAGCAGCACCCATTAATAAACGCTTTTCTTCGTTTATGGTCTTTAATTGTACTTCGTGTTTTTTAAGTGCTACCCAGTCAGACTCTATTGCTGGTTTTTCAACTAAACTTACTGCGTCAATTCCAGCGTTATCGTCTTCTTCGTTTAGAATTAGTTCAACTATTTTCATATCTATATAACTAAAATTATTTAAAGTGTTGCGTTTTGTACTCTATTACGGTCTAAACTTTGTGCAGTAGT